CTAGAGTCGGCGTGCCGCGGCTGAATGGGAATGGATCAACCGGACGCCCAAGGCGAAAAAGCGAAAGTCGTGTCGCGCCGGTTACGCTAGCACGCTGAGTTCACTCGCAAACGCAGGTCGTCGACATACAGACAACCGGCGGCTAACTGTATTTTTACTGTACCGAAGGGAAACGATGACGCAGAGAAACCGCTGAAAGCCTTACGGCTATTGGTGCGCCCGGCTGGGATCGAACCAGCAACCCCTGCCTTCGGAGAGTCGAAAAACGTGTTCTTGGGAGTAAGCAAGCGTTTTTCGATTCCTTAAAAATCAGCCACTTAGTGCGTCATTGTTCAGACCCGTAATTGCGCGTTCAGCGCAGGATTTGCCCTACGTTTGCCCTAGGCTATACTTTTGCCTTACTTGCAAGGGCTACGGCATGGGTCAGAAGTTCAAAATCGACCGCGATTTCATGCGGGCAATCAAGCCGACCGGAAAGTATCAGGAGTTCGTGGATTCGGTCGAGCGCGGCTTCGTTGTCAAAGTGACGCCGGCCGGCACTGTCTCGTACACGATCCGATGGACGAAACCGGACGGTCGGCAGGGGCGGCGGGTTATCGGCTATTGGCCCGAGAAAGACCCAAAGCCGATGCGTGACCTCGTGAAAGTCGAACTCCGCGATGTGGATAAGCGCGGCGACACAACAGCGGACGTGCTTGAGCGCCGTCGTCGAAAGACGGAGGTCAAGAAGGCGGTCGGCACGCCTACGCTGGCGGAATTCATCAAAGACAGTTACGCCGACTGGTTAGCGGCGAACACTCGCACCGGCGATGCAACGCTCGCACGGCTCCGAAAGTCTTTCTCCGACCTCCAAGACAAACCGCTCGGCGACTTCACTCCGTGGATCATTGATAAATGGCGATCGGCCCGGATAAAGAGCGGGATCGGGCCGTCCACTGTCAATCGCGACTTGTCTGCGCTGCGAGGACTGTTTTCGCGTGCGCTCGAGTGGGAGGTGATCGCCGAGCATCCAATGCGGACGGTCAAGGCGTTGCAAGCGCCCAGCGGAAAAGTGCGCTGGCTGTCCGACGATGAGGAAACGCGTCTGCGTGTCGCGCTCGACGCCCGCGAAGAGCGCGAGCGGGCCGGGCGCGCAAGTGCGAACGCGTGGCGAGCTGCGCGAGGCTATGACCTGATGCCCAACCTTCGCGGCGTGTCGTTTGTCGATCACCTCAAGCCCGCCGTGCTCGTATCGCTCAACACGGGCTTGCGACAAGGCGAGCTGCTGAAGCTGGATTGGTCGCACGTCAGCCTCGATCGCGCAATCCTGACCGTTATCGACGCCTCGTCCAAGTCAGGCAAGCAGCGACACATACCGCTCAACGATGAAGCGTTGGCGGTGCTCAAGGCGTGGCGCGAACAATCGCACCATAACATCGTGTTCGCGGGCGCCGACGGCGCGGTGCGGGTCGATGTTAAAACGGCATGGCAGAAGCTGCTGAAAGACGCCAAGATCACCAATTTCCGATGGCATGATATGCGCCATCATTTCGCGTCCCGGTTAGTTATGGCGGGTGTAGACCTCAACACGGTTCGCGAGCTGCTCGGCCACGCCGATCTGACGATGACACTACGCTACGCTCACTTGGCCCCCGAGCATTTGTCGGCGGCCGTCGCAAAACTCAACCGGCCATCGCCGGCAGAAATCCCAAAAGCAGCCAATGAGGGGCAGTGATGGCGGACAGAATATCAATGAACGACTTCAACGAAAGTCTTGCGAAAGCGATCGCGGACGAAACTCAGGCGCGCGTGGATTTGGCGCTCGAAGCCTTGAGCCTGCCGAGAAAGGGCAAGTATCGCGACGACCTGAAATTTTCTGCCGAGACAAAAGATGATCTGAAGCGCGGCTTCATCGCGATCAGAAAAGAACGTTTCGGGCCGGACACGCCCGATTCCTTTCTCGAAGGTGACGCGGAGGGCTTCGTGTCGATGCTGGAGCGATACGCCCAAGGAATGGAGCAACTGGCCGCAGCGGTGCCGGATAAGCAAAAGCGCCGCGCCGAACTACTCGCATCCATTTCGAAGCAGGCGATACGTATGGCCGAAGTGCTCGAGGAACTCGACAGAGAGGCATTGGGGTGGATGCTCGCGAAGATGGACGAAACCGGAAATCTCGAAAAAGACCCATTGCTCGCCACGACTCGCGCCGAAGCGCAAAGACAAGACTTGTTGAAGCTCCTTCCGGACGTATCGCGCGCTGCGCAAACGGCAAGCGAGACACTGCCCTCACACAACCACAAGGAAAGCGCCCCCAAGTTTCTTGTGGCGAAGCAGCTTGAGCACACGTTCTGGCAAGAAGGCATGCTTGATCTGTTCACGCCATCAAAAAGTGGTTTCGCGTATCGGTGCCTTCTGGAGATACTTGCGCTCGCCGGCGAGGATGCCGGAGATCCCGCCTACTGGATAAAGCAGGCGCGTGAACATGCCGAATCGATGACGCTTATGATCGAGAAGCGCATCGCCAAGTAATCAGAAAAAGCGTGGGGAAAAAATCCACCACGCTTTTTTTCCCCACGCTTTATTCGTCGTTTCCAACACCTCATTTTTAGACTCGCTTCATGGTTGTTCAGGGGAGCAACCTCGAATCAACGAAGCGAGGAAATATGGAAACGAGCTACACCATTCCGCAATTCTGCGCGGCATATCACTTCAGTCGCGTCTATTACTACACCCTCAAGGCCCAAGGCAAAGCACCGAAGGAATTGCGCCTCGGCCGCCGCGTGGTGATCCCGCGCAAGTGCGCCGAAGAGTGGGAAGCCCGTATGCTGGCAGAGCAGGCAGCAGAGGGTAACGATGCGCCGGTCATCGCTTAAGGGGGCCGGTACTATGACGACTCAAAAAACAAAAGCCGCGGCCCCCTGCAAGGTATCCGCGGCTTCGAACGACCACCAACCCGCGCAGTTTACGCTTCCGCTCTGGCCGCAGTCAACGCCCAAGCCGACAAAGCTGGAGCGTGTGCTGAATGCGTTGCGCGGCGGCGCGTCGATGAATCGCTTCGAAGCAGAGCGGATCGGGGAACATTGCCTGAACAGCACCATCGCCGTGCTGCGCCAGACCGGCCATCTCATCTCCGGCGAATGGGAGACCGTGCCGACCCGCTTCGGCAAGCCGGCGCGTGTGCTGCGCTATCGCTACATCGGCCCGCGTGCGGCAGGCAACCCGTTTGCCGAATTACTCGGGGGCGCTGCGTGAAAAACACCTTGCATCCGTTGCGCGGCGCCGCGTATACTTTTCCCATCGCAGGGAAACACCCGGCGATCGGGTTTAGCAGCCCGGAAAATGTGAGGCGGACAACCGCCGCAGCGCGGTTTTTTTACGTCCGTACGCCTATGCGCGCGCCTACGATCAATGGGTGGGCCTGGGCGGGGAGCCTTCGGGCTGCCGGTTGCCTCCATTTCCGGTCTGCTAACCCCGCTCAGTGCCCGCCCACCCCATTTAGCAGTGGGAAGCGGGCCTTCAATCAAAATGGAGGCCGCAATGCGTGCTAATGCCCAGTCTCGCCCTCAAGAAACGAGCACCGAACGCCCGGTGTTCGAAGTCCAGAAAAGCTCCACGCAACGAATCCGCATCGCCCACAAGTCGTTCAAGGGCCGCACCTACGTCGATGTGCGGTTGATGGTTGTCGATCGTGCCGGCGAGTTCGTGCCGACCGTCCAGGGCATTTCCATTCGCCCCGAGCTGCTGGCGCAGATCATTCAAGGCCTGACGCTGGCGGCGCGCGAGTGCGCGGGAGGTCGCCATGATTGATTTTCGTTGCCGCCCCGGCGACCTGGCGCGCGTCGTCCATTCAAGCAATCCCTCGCTAATCGGCCGGACGGTCCTAGTTGAAAACTGGGGAGAAGCAGGCCGATGGCATGTGACGTTACTGGGTGCGCCTGCGTTCGGTTTCGAGTTCAAGACCGGTCGCCCAATCATTGGCAACAAGACTGCCTTCCGTGATTCGTCTCTGGTGCCGCTGCGCGGCGACACGCCAGCGGCTATCGGGCGCGCGCAGGAGGTCGATCATGCGTAATCCCATCGATACCAAAGAGCTTTTGGCTCTCGTGGCCGATGCCGGTCCACAATTCGACTTCGCAGCCGAGAGGTTCCGCCAGATGAGTGCGTTGTTCGCGTCGCTCGCCAAGTCGATGACCGAGCGCAGCGATGCGCGCGAGCTCGCCCTGCTGGGCGAGGACTTGTGCGACGACATGGCCGGCGTGTTTGCCGTGAATCGCGAGAAGTACGAGCTTCACGCCGAGCGGTTCTCGATCGGAGGCGCTCATGAATAAGTCTTTGAACTCGATCCTTCAGGCCGACAGGGTTTTGTGGATCCCGTGCGCCTATGATGCCCCGCTTGACGATGGCGACCTCTTCGTCAGCAAGACCTACTTCGGCACGCCTACGACCGACAAGAACGAAGCGTGGGCGGCGGCGCGCGAGCTATGCGAGTCGATGGACGGCCTCGGCTTCACCGTTCGCCGCGCCGATCCGACGGCGGCGCGAGGCTAACCATGTCCCGCTCCAAGTTCAAGAGCGACGCGAAGAAGCGCGACGGAACCCGGTTCGCCGGGATTCCGTTTGTCGTGCTCGAAAGCGAGGCGTACGTGGGCCTGTCGGGCAGCGCGGTAAAGCTGCTGATGGAGTTCGCGTACCAGTTCAACGGTGCGAATAATGGCAACTTGTATTGCACGTGGGAACAAATGTCCCTGCGAGGCTGGAAGTCGAAAGAGACGCTCTCGAACGCAAAAAAGGAGCTGATTGAGGCTGGCTTTCTCTGTGAGACCCGAAAGGGTGCAATGCCGAACAGGGCAGCGTGGTATGGCCTGACATGGCGCGACCTGGACATGACCGATGGACTGGACATCGCGCCTTCAGCTTTCCCGCGAAGCGCCTACGCGCGGGTTCCGCGACCGCAAGCGAACGCGGCCAAGCGCGCCGTGAAAAATAGACCCCTTGCTACGGTTTCCGTACTTAGGGCGGTCTAAATAGGTACGGAAACCGTACCTAAGGCTTTATTTGTAGGTACGGTTTTCGGTCCTATGCGGGCCATTTTTCGACTTTTCTAGGTACGGTTTTCGTACTCTATCTAGAACTACCATCTACTCAGGAGGTTTCATGGAAGCAGGGCTTCAAATATGGAACGAGAATGGTGTGCTGATGCTGGACGCAACGCATCGACTGGGCCGACTCAAAGGCGTGCCGCAGTATCTAACCGGCGGCTCTGGTCACTACGCAATAGACCTGTCGGATGGTGAGCCCTTCTGGTCATTTCAGCCGGACTTCCTTTTCGCGCACATCAACGGCAATACGCCGGTGCCTGTGGTAACCATTTCGGCGACGGGTGCTGTATGGACTTACACTGCTGCGCCAACACAAAGCTATCTAAACCCGATCACAGGGTGGCTGTTCGTAGGGGTGTACTGAGGGTTCGTGATTCCTGTTATTCAAAGGTTTGGCAGCAGCAGCGAGCCTTCCCCAGTTCCCGAAATGGACTTTCCCCACTTCGGGAAACGGACTTTTCCTTCATCGCAGTAAAAGTTATCCACAGGTTTTAAATCGACCCCGAAAATTCGCGCGAAAGGGTGCAACGAATGCGCCCATAGAAAGGGTGCAATGGGTCGCATCTCAGCAGGCGGATAATGTATCTTTACGGCACGATACATTAGTGAGGTGCCAGTGAGAGACACGAGACGAAAGCGCGCCATCCTTCAGGTGCTTGAGGAACATGGCCAATGGGAATACGCCGAGTACGGGCCGCCGCCCTACACTGCCACGACCATCGCTACGCACATCGGCGGAAGCGTTCAGAGCGTTGCGCGTACCCTGCGCGGCATGACGCAGGATGGTTTTCTGGTTGCTGTGCGCGACAGACAGGAAGTGTGGAATGCCATCGCGAACGGCCACATCGAATCGACGGTGACTGCCTATTACAGCGCACTCACTATTGAGCGAGACATTGCGACGGCCAAGGCATGGCATGACGGCGCGACGGCGCGCTCGGCGGAAGCGGAACAGTCCATTCTCGCCGCACTATCCGGTAACGCTCGCACCGTTACCTGAGCGTTACCGTAACGTTTCATGTCACGCGTCGCCGTGACCGGCACGTGGCGCAGCGCGCGCGTCGTCGCCTTTCTACGACACCTGAAAAAATAGTTTGTCTCAGGAAGTCCACCGAGGTTTTTCTATCAAATACCCCCTGTTTACCGAGAAACAAACGGAGTATATGGAGAGTTACCTTCAATGAACGGGTAACTTCCCAATGAAAAAACTTCACGAAATCCGCGAGGCGAAAGCGGCAAAGGTCGCGCTAATGCGCACCGTGCTCGCCAAGGCCGATACGGAAAAGCGTTCGCTCAACAGCGACGAGCAAACGCAGTTCAATGCGCTCAAGACCGAAATCGAAGGGCTCGAAGCAGACGAGCAGCGCGCGCAGTTCATGACCGACCTCGAACGCCGCATGACGGGTGACCGCGTGACCGGTGCTGACTTCGCCAACGTCGAACGCCGCGTTGTGTTGCTCGACGTGATCCGCGCCGGCATGGAAGGCCGCGCACTCGACGGCGCCGCTGCTGAATTCGCGCAGGAAACCGAGCGCCGCACGGGAAAGAAAGCGCAAGGCTTCTATGTGCCGATGGCCGCGTTCGATACTCGCCCGATCGAACAGCGCGACGCACAGACAACCACCACGGCAGCCGGCATCGTTCCCGACGACTTCCGCGCCGATCAGTTCATCGGCCCGCTGCGCAATGCGCTGGTGATGCGCTCGCTCGGCGCTCGCGTGCTCACTGGCCTGCGCGGTGACGTGGTGATTCCGAAATACGCTTCGGGCATGACGGCCGGCTGGGTCAGCGAAAACGAAGCGCTCACCACTTCGGGCATGGCATTCGGTGATCCGGTCACGCTCAAGCCGCGTCATGTGGGCGCGCTCACCGAACTGTCGCGCCAGTTGATTCAGCAATCGAGTCCGGACATCAATGGTCTGGTGCGCGATGATCTGTCGGCGGTTATGGGTCAGGCGCTCGACAGCGCGCTTCTGTCCGGTGACGGCGTGAAGCAACCGCTCGGCCTGCTCAACATGGTGGGCATCCAGACGGCATCGCTCGCCACGCCCGATTGGGAAGGCGTGTTGCGCGTTATCGAGAAGCTGGACCTCGTGAATGTGGACGGCGGCCGCTGGCTCTCGAACAAGAGCGTCAAGCGCGTGCTGAGTGCCACCGAGAAATCGACCGGGACCGGCGTCTATCTGTCGGATGGCGCGACGCTCGCCGGCTATCCGCTGGTGACGACCAACCAAGTCCCGAACAAGGCGGGCACGCCGGCAACCGGTCGCCTGGTGTTCGGTGACTTCAGCCAGTTGATTCTCGGCATCTGGTCCGAAGTGGACATTCTGGTCAATCCGTACGCAGAGGACGCATTCAGCAAGGGCAATGTGCTGGTGCGGGCAATGATGACCTGCGATCAGGCTGTGCGTCATCCGGAGGCATTCGTCTCCGTCGATGACGTGTCGATCGCCTAAGCGAGGGGCGCGCAGTGGAAATCGAAATCCGTTCAGGTGAAGGGCTGCGCGCCCTTTCGCGTGGCAAGGTCGGCGGCTACGCGGCGCGGTTCAACAGCGCATCGGCTGACCTCGGCGGCTTTACCGAAGTCATCAAGCCCGGCGCGTTCGCCGCGTCGCTGCGCCAAGGCGTCAACATCCGTGCGCTGTATCACCACGACGACCTGTCGCTTCTCGGCACGACGCAGGCCGGCACGCTGCGGCTGCGCGAGGACGATAGCGGGCTCGCCTTCGAGCTGGATCTTCCCGATACGAGCTACGGCCGCGACGTGGGCGTGCTGGTGGAGCGTGGCGACATTGCGGGCTGCTCGTTCGGGTTCCGCGTTGCCAATGGCGGTGACCGCTGGGAGCAGCGCTCCAGTGGCCTCGTGCGCGAGCTGCTGGCCGTTGAGCTTCACGAGGTCACGCTGACGCACGATCCCGCATACAAAGACACGAGCGTCGCGAAGCGCAGCATGCCGCGTCTCGATGGCGCCGGTGATGTGCTTGCTGTTACGCGACTGTGGCTGGAGACCATTCGATGAGCCTTGTTCAACGCGTGATGAGTCGCCTCGGCTTCGAGCGTCGCGCCGACGGCGACAATTACTGGCAGAACTTCGCCACGCTGCGCGGCAACGGCATGGGCCCGCATCAGGCGCAGTCAATCAGCACGGTCTACGCGTGCGTTCAGTCGATCAGCGAGACCATCGCATCGCTTCCGCTGTTCCTCTATCGACGCACGGACGACGAAGGCCGCGAGCCGGCGAACGATCACCCGCTGTATAAGGTGCTTCACGACGCACCGAACCCGCAACAGACCGCGCTCGAATTCCGCGAGCAGATGCAAGCCAGCGTCCTCCTGCGCGGCAACGCCTATGCGCGCATCGTGCGCGGCTGGGATGGGCAGGTGCGCGAGCTATGGCCTATCTCGACCGATCGCATGTCGGTGTTGCTTCTGGCAAACGGCAACCTCGCCTACGAATGGACGGACCGCAAAGGCAAGCTGTACCGCTCGACGCAAGACGAAATCTTGCACCTTCGCCACCGCACTGACGATGGCATTCTTGGCGTGTCGCCTGTCACGGCGGCGCGTCAGGTGCTGGAACTGGCGGCGGCGGAACGCGATCACGGCAATGCGACATTCAGCAACGGAACGCGCCTGAGCGGCATTCTCAAGTTTCCGCAGAAGCTGAAAAAAGAGCAGCGCGACAACCTCAAATCGTCGTGGGACACCCAGTACGCCGGTGGCGCGAACGCGGGCAAAACTGCGGTGCTTGAGGAAGGCGTCGATTACCAGACGATCAGCATGTCACTGGCCGACGCCGAATGGATCGAGGCGCGACAGTTCAGCGTGGAGGAAGTGTGCCGCCTGTTCCGGATGCCGCCAACGATGGTCGGTGATCTGCGCTTCGGCAACTATTCGAACAGCGTTGAGCTGGCCCGCCAGTTCGTCACGCTGACGCTGCGCCGATACCTCGTCATGTGGGAACAGGCTATTGCGCGCTCGCTACTGAGCGAGGCCGGCGCGCGGACCTACTTCGCGGAACACAGCGTTGAAGGTCTGTTGCGTGGCGATGCCGTTGCGCGCGCAACGTTCTATCACAACGCCCTCAGTGACCGGTGGATGACGACCGATGAAGTCCGCCGACTCGAAAACCTGCCGAAGATGACCGATGCCGAGCGCGCCCAAGCAGCACAAACCCCGAACCCTCAAACCCAAGTACCTCACCCTCAAGCAGCGCCAGGGGCGACGTACCCTAGCACTCAACGGGGCAGCCTGGCAGCGCCTGCGGCGGCTGGTGCTGACTGAACAACCACTCTGCCCTGAGTGCCAGAAGCAAGGCCTGCTGGTGAGCGCGATAGACGTCGACCACATCGACAACGACCCGAGCAACAACGAGCGTAGCAACCTCGTTGGCTTGTGCCATCCGCACCACTCGGCCAAGACAAGGGCATGGATGAATGGCGGTCGGCGTGTGGTGCGAGGCTGCGACGCGAACGGCAGGCCGCTCGACCCCGATCATGCGTGGAACGTCCCGCATGGTGAGAAATGAGGCGCGGCATGCTCAAAAAGCAGGCACAAACTGGATTGTTACGCGTTTCGTCAAAATCGCAAGCTTTCAACCGGCCCGGACCGCACGTTCATAGTCGCGCACGTCGCCGCAGTTGGTGATTTTGAATTTTCGGCCTTAATTATTGCAAAATGGCAAACAAACCAACTCCTACGGCGCTCAAAAAGCTGGCCGGGAACCCCGGCAAGCGCCCAATGAACGACCGCGAGCCTCTGCCCGCTGGCCGGATCGGCGCTTGTCCGGACTGGTTCCCGGCCGATGCGCGGCTGGAGTGGGACCGCATCGTCCCCGAGCTCGATCGGCTCGGCGTGCTGACGAGCGTCGATGCGGCGGCTGTCGAGGCGCATTGCCTCACCTATGGCGAGATTGTGGCGACGGTGAAGGCCGGCGAGCCGTTGCGCGCTGCGCTGCTCGGCCAGATGCGAGCTTACGCCGCCGAGCTTGGCCTCACGCCCGCCGCTCGCGCGAAGCTGGTTATTCCTCAAGGTGGCGACGATGACCCGGCAGACGAATTCTTCAAGTAAGCGCAAGACCGCGCCGGCCGCACCCGCGTTCTATTACGACGAGGAAGCGGCCGAGCGTGCGGTGCGCTTCTTCTCGACTTGCCTGACGCACAGCAAGGGCGAGCTCGCCGGCAAGCCGCTAGCGCTATCCGACTGGCAGGCAGACGGGATCATTCGCCCGATGTTCGGGTGGAAGCGCGCGGACGGCTCGCGCCGTTACCGCACGGTCTACGTTGAGATCCCACGCAAGGCGGGCAAGACGACCATCGCGGCCGGCGTCGCGCTCTATCTGCTGCTGGCCGACGGCGAGAAAGGCGCGGAAGTCTACAGCGCCGCCGCCGACCGCGATCAGGCCGGGCTCGCGTTCGAGATTGCCCGCGAGATGGTCACCGCGTCCGCCGCGCTTGAGAAGCGCGTGAAGCCGTACAAGCGCGCGCTGACCGTGCCGAGCACGGCGAGCAGTTACAAGGTGCTGAGCGCGGAGGCGTACACGAAGCACGGCCTGAACGCGAGCGGCATCATTTTCGATGAGGTCCACGCCCAGCCCGACCGCGAACTGTGGGACGTGCTGAACACCTCGACCGGCGCGCGCCGGCAACCGCTCACGTTCGCCATCACCACGGCGGGTTTCGATCGGCACTCGCTCTGCTACGAGCTTCACGAACACGCGGTGAAGGTCAACGCGGGCATCGTCCAGGACGATTCGTTTCTCGGCGTGATCTTCGCGGCAGACGATGACGACGACTGGAAAGACCCGGCGACGTGGCGCAAGGCGCACCCTGGCCTCGGCATATCGGTTCAGGAATCGTACTTCGAGCAGGAATGCAAGAAGGCGATCGCAATGCCGAGCTACGAAAACACGTTCCGGCGCCTGCTGCTGAACCAGTGGACCGAGCAGGATACGCGCTGGCTGTCGATGGACGTGTGGGACGCATGCGCGGGCGAGATTCCCGAACTGGAAGGTGCGACCTGTTACGCGGGCCTCGACCTCTCGACCACAACCGACATTAGCGCGCTGGTGCTCGCCTTCCCTGTCGGCGGCACGGTGTACCTGATGCCGTTCTTCTGGGTGCCAGGCGAGAACATGGCAAAGCGCGCGAAGAAAGACCGCGTGCCGTATGACGTGTGGGCGAAACAGGGATTCATTGAGCCGACCGACGGCAGCGTGATCGACTACGACACGATCCGGCTGCGCATTGGCGAGTTGGCCGAGAAATACCACATCAAGGAAATCGCGATCGACCGGTGGAACGCCACGCAGCTTGCAACGCAGTTGGCCGGCGACGGCTTTGAAATCGTCGGCTTCGGCCAGGGCTTCGCGAGCATGAGCGCGCCCACGAAGGAACTGGAAAAGCGCCTCATCGGGAGGGAAATCGCGCACGGCGGTAACCCGGTATTGCGGTGGATGGCGTCGAACGTGGCCGCCGAGCAGGACGCGGCCGGCAACATCAAACCGAGCAAGGCAAAGAGCACTGAGCGGATAGACGGCATTGTCGCGAGCGTGATGGCGCTGGGTCGGCTAATCACGAACGACGACGATCAGACAAGCGCCTATGACGACGGCGCATTCACGTTTGTATGACAGGGGAATTCAAATGGCAGTCACGTTAGCCGAAGCGCTGGACCACGTGCGGCAGGATGCCGGCGTTGAGGACGATGCCGTACAGGCAATGATCGACGCGGCGACCGCGGCCGCATGGGATTATCTCGGCGTCGATCTGAGCGCCGACATGCCTGCGCCGGTCCACGCCGCGATCCTGCTGCAAGTGGGCGACCTGTACGGGAACCGCGAGGCAGGCGGGCAAGGTACGGCGGCACAGTACTTTGTGAACCCGACCTATGAGCGGCTGCTGGACCCGTATCGAGCGATGAGCGTGTGAGGTGGCGTCGCAGGATTTGCCCTGCTGGTGCCCTACCTACGGACCGGCCCGATTTCTCAGGCAAATGATCGGGGTGAAACCCTTATCAGACTTGGTGCGCCCGGCTGGGATCGAACCAGCAACCCCTGCCTTCGGAGGGCAGTACTCTATCCATTGAGCTACGGGCGCTTCACGCAAAAGCGTGGCAACCGGAACGGATGCGACGCCAAAGCAAGACCGCAAGAATACCCGGTTTCGGCCCGACCGTCCACCGGACGGCCCATATGACGCGATCCCGCACCCTTCAGCCAGGCTTCGCGCTTCGGGTAAACGCCTGCTGAACACCCCGCCGCGCGCCTCGCCGCCGCCGAAATCTTGCGTCTATAATCGTCCGTGGCTGATCAAAAACAAGAAGTTGCCGTCACGCTGTACCGCTCACATACCCACGGAGACGAGACAAGCATGAGCGAAGCACCCCACGGAGCCCCAATCAAAACACCCGGACAGCTCATCGCCGCGATCATCGCCGGGTTTGCTGTGCCAATCGTCATCATCGTTCTGCTGGCCGTCTATGTCGACAATTCGACTCGCACCGGCGCCGGCACCGATTCGCTCTCCGAAGCCGAAGTCACCGCCCGTATCAAGCCGCTAGCGCAGGTCGACATTCGCGACGCCAATGCGCCGCGCGTCTACAAGAGCGGCGAAGAGGTCTACAAGGCGGTTTGCTCGGCGTGTCACGCGTCGGGAGCGGCGGGCGCGCCGAAATTCACCAATACCGCCGACTGGGCGCCGCGTATTTCGCAGGGCTTCGACACGCTGTGGCATACGGCGCTCTCCGGCAAGGGCGCGATGCCGCCGCGCGGCGGCACCAGCCCGGACGACTACAGCGATTTCGAAATCGCCCGCGCAGTGGTTTATATGGCAAACAACTCCGGCGCCAGCTTCCCCGATCCGGCACTGCCGGCAGCGGGCGCGGCGGCTGCTTCCGGCGCGGCAGCGGCTGCACCGGCGGGCGCATCGGATGCCGGCGCGGCCCAGGCCGCCGCAGCGATGGCGGCGATGGCGAGCGTGCCCCAGGCAGCCGCACCGGCCGCGGGCGGCGCGCAAAGCGCGGACGCGTCGCAAGCCGGCAAGGCGCTGTATCAGCAGGTTTGTCAGGCGTGTCACGCGGCGGGCGTGCTGAACGCACCGAAGTTTGGCGATAAGGACGCCTGGGCGCCGCGTCTGAAAGAGCCGATGGACACGGTCTATAACTACGCGCTGCACGGCAAGGGCGCGATGCCGGCGAAGGGCGGCTCGAATGCCTCCGACGCCGACGTCAAGGCGGCGGTCGATTACATGGTGAGTGCGGTGAAGTAAGGCGCTGCGCTGATCATCGCGTTACGGCTTTCATTGGCGGTAGACATAAAAAATCCCTGCTTTGCGCGAAACGCGAGCAGGGATTTTTTTTACGCGCACTGATTGTCCAGCACACTGAAGCTCAGGAAAGCTGCCTGGAGCAAAAGCCGCGAGGCAAACCGCGCAAGCGTCCGACAGGATGCAGGCACATGAGGACCGCCGTCGACTTGCGGCCTTATCTGCTCCCCATCATCCACCCCCTCAAGGCTTCTGCAACAGCGCCTTCAAACTCGCCAACCGGTCTTTCGGCGACATCGGCGCTTCTTCGGGCGTCGGCGGCGGGGCGTCATCGAGCAGCATTTCGGGGATAAACCGCGACGGTTCGCACACCACCGTCTCCCGCGCGCGCTTGCGCTTCTTGCACCAGTTCAGATGCAGACTGCGCTGCGCCCGCGTGATGGCGACGTACATCAGGCGGCGTTCTTCCTCGATGCGCGCGTCGTCGATCGGCTCGTCGTCGGGGCCGCCTCGATGCGGCATGATGCCCTCCTCGACGCCCACCAGAAACACGTGCGGATATTCCAGTCCCTTCGACGCATGCACTGTGGATAACCGCACCGCATCCGGATCTTCCTCGCGGCCTTCGAGCATCGACATTAGCGCGACCGTTTGAATCAGGCCGAGCAGGTTCTTGCCCGTATCGCCGAGACCGTCGGCGGTGTCGTAACCGGTCGCTTCGCTGTTCGCGGCATCGGCGGGTTCGGCCTTCGTGCCTTTGCGCTTGAGCCACTCCATGAACTCCAGCACGTTCTGCCATTTGGCCTGCGCCTGCCGCTCGTCGAAGGCATCGTACAAATATGCTTCGTAGTGGATCGCGTCCATCAGTTCGTCGAGCAGCGGGCCGGCGGCATCTTTCTCGGCGCGGTCGGTGAGGCGCTGCATGAAGTCGCAGAACACGCGCATCGGTTCGATCTGACGCGGCGACAGGCGCGCTTCGATCCCGCCCATATACACGGCTTCGAACAGCGACACCTTCGCCTGACCGGCGAACGAGCCGAGCGCCTCGAGCGTCGTATTGCCGACGCCACGGCGCGGCGTGGTGATCGCGCGGATGAACGCGGGGTCGTCGTTCGCGTTGGCGATCAGGCGCAGATACGCACAGATGTCCTTGATTTCGGCCTTGTCGAAGAACGACTGGCCGCCGGACAGCACATACGGAATCCGCTCGCGACGCAGCACCTGTTCGAAAATGCGCGCCTGAAAATTGCCGCGATACAGGATCGCGTAATCGCGGAAGTTCGCGCGCCGCTCGAACTTGTGCGCGGACAGACGGAACACGACCGACTCCGCCTCGTGCTCTTCGTCGTTACAGCCGGTGACGGTGATCGTGTCGCCCATCCCGTGTTCGGACCAAAGCTTCTTCTCGAACAGCTTCGGATTGTTCGCGATCACGTTGTTCGCGGCGGTCAGAATGCGCACCGTCGA